ATGGATGATGGGATTCTGTTTCTAGGTTCCCATCGGACCCACAGTACTTATGCTGCGAGAGCGTAAGTCTTAGGAGCAACGTAATTGTTTGCTTTTAGTTTAGTTTGGTCCTTACGAGACCACCCGGTTTGTCTCCACTTGCTTTCCGCACCAGTCGATCCTAATTCACCCCCATCATAAGAACACCCGAGACTTGTTTCCTAGTGGGATACTCTACTTTGGCGAGCCGATGACAAGTCGGCACCTTTAGTAGATCATACCCCAGTGTTCTTATGGTGGAGGTGAGGGGATTTGCACCCCTGTCCTGCATACGTTCCGCTCGCTTCATCAACGAACATCGTTATTTATCACATGTACTCACTGACTGCTAACCAGACAAAGAGTGCAACAAACATTAATAAAGCTATTATACCAAGTACTATCATCTTTGTACACCTTTTCTTTTGCCATAACCCAGTCTTTTCATAACTGCCAGCCTCTCATCATCAGTATAGCTTTTCCATCTAGTAATTTCTTCTTTGGTTCGTTTACAACCTATACAAATACCAGCCTCTAACTTACATAGAGATACACAAGGCGTGACGTACATATGGACTCCTTTCTAAAGGAGTATTTATTGGTTGGCCAGGCAGGATTCGAACCTGCGACAACTCCGTTATGAGCGGAGGGTTCTAACCACTGAACTACTAGCCATTATGTGGTACTCCCTGCCGGAATCGAACCGGCACTTCCAAAGGAAAACGGATTTTAAGTCCGCAGCGTCTACCATTTCCGCCAAGGGAGCTTATTCAATTACATACAAAGGTCTTCATAGAGCAACGAGTACTTCCGGTGGCGGCTTGTATCGTTACCAAAAATCTTCCAAAATACTTTAAACATATTGTCCCCACCAGTTCGGAGCAGGTCTGCCATTTTTCCAGACTGCAATCTCTTGCTTGTATTTACCGTAGTAGTTACGGTAGGCTTGAACGGGATCAGAATCCTTAGCATCATCAGGCATAGCCTGTGGAAAGGGTGTCAGACCGCCATCAGGAATATTCTTAGGAGGATTCCGCAGAATGTCATTGAGCTTTGTGTAACTCAAATGTTCCCGATTGTACCGATATTTATACTCATTAGCCAATGCAACAAAGTGCTTGTAGTGCCACATGTAGTTGTCTTTGGTTTCCATAGTCCAGACGGTACACGGATGCCCACGGTGTGCTACAGCATACATAACATCTTCAAACAAATTATCCAGAGCCCAATACTTGACTGTAGTCTTACCAGACTTGGATGGACGTTTGGTTTCCGTACCATCTAGGATACGGTGAGCAGTCGACAGCATCTGAGCAGACTCGAGCGGCATCTTCACAATGTGTTTGTCACACTGATCCAATGCCGAACGAACAGGGTCCTTATTGAGGATAAAGATATTCATTAGTTGAGAGTTACCTTCATCTGACGAATCTCATACTTGTCGAGGATAAAGTTTTCGTACCAGCCATCTTCCTCGACCATATCCCAATCAGTAGTATCTTCGACTAAGGAATCAAACTGCTCAAGAATAAACTCGCGTGCAGCTTCAATGGTGTCGAATACATCGCACTGCACGTTTTTGATGTTTTCACGGATATCGGTGAAACGATAGATTACTTCAAACATTGTATATTCCTTTTTTATGCAGCTTCAATGTAGCCCATGCCCCATCCCCAGTTGCTATTACGCAAAGGAATGTCAACATCGGCAATGTTAGTTTTTTCATTAACGGAAACGATGTGCATGGTGATACACTCTTCGTTCTGAAGCTTCTCGATTGCTTCAGTGATGTTCTCTGCTATAACACTAGCAACCAGCTGAGTATCTTGCACCAGCTCATCGAAGTTGAAGTATGGTGCACCGATTGGGCGAGTAAGTTCAAACGTCTTCATGATCATGTATCCTTTCTTATGCTGCGAGTGCATCGATTTTTTCAGTGAGCAGCTGAAAGCCGAAGGTATCGACTACGAAAGCAAGACCGTTTTCGTCGATGACGACATCGCCAACGGAGACGGAGGAGAAGGTACCGTGTACCTGGACCTTGTCCAAGTTGCGATCATCCATGAAGTTACCGATGTAGTACACATCTTCTAGCTTAGCGGCGTCGATGGTCAGTACGTGATCGTAGTAACCAAGGTCCATAGCCTTAGTGGCGTTTGCAACGACGGTCTTACCGAACATACCACGCTTGAGTACGTACTTGCGAACTTCTACACCTTCGTTTACTGCGTCAACATCAGCGTCGGAGAGTTGAATTTGAAGAACTTTGAACTTCATGATAGCGTCTTTCGTTGATTAGCTTATATATGTAATATAAACATTCTGACGGAAAAGAACACCCCTATTGCGCATTTTTTGTAAATTACCATAGGGGTGTTACATTTTTGTCACTATATACTTTCATCAAAGTACTTGTCAAACCAGTCACGCCCTTGTGCGTAACCAGGGTTCTTAGGGTTCAGAGACATGGGCACGAATGCCCACAGATCAGAGAAGTTTCCCGAGCTGCGCGGGAAGCCATCCAGGAAGACAGCCAGCGGATCAGTGGGGTCGTAGCCATCTCCGGTGTAGCCGGGCTTGCCCCGGACTTGCACACGGGAGTCTGGCTTATCAGTTCTCCACAAAGTGCAGACCGTCATATCATTGTAAACATCGACCTTCAACAAACGACCTGCCATATTATCCTCCTAGGTTAGGTCTTTGCCCAATCATACACTCGGTTGTATGTGAGCTCATCATTCATAGACTGCTGGATTAGATCAGCAATCTCTTTACACGTGTCATAGAGTTCAATGTCAACACCGAACTCGGTACACAGTTCTTCTTTGGACAACCACATATCATCAGAGTGGACCAGTGCGCTAATTAATCGTTTCATTTTTACAGGTCCTTCACATATTCAATTTTGTAGTTCTTGGCAATAATGTCTTTGCAAACTTCAGCATCAAAGCCTTCGTCCAAACCATCAATGTCATAGTCACGCTCAATCATTATTCATCATACTCCGGATAACCTTTATGACACAAATCGGTTTTGACGGTTGGTTCCGAACCGAACACAAGCGCAACCAATAATTGAGAAAACAGCAGCGCAGCAGCGCTGGCGAGGAAGATGGCGGCATAGGCATGTACGTTTTTCATTATTCGTCACCTTCCGGATATCCTTTATGACACCAACCGTCACGGGGAACACCACCGTCAACTTCTTCTTTGTATGACGGTCTATGCCTTTCAATAGCATCTTTAATCCATTGCGCAGTAATACCGCTTTCAGCGAACTCCCGCTCCATGTCACCAAGATACTGATGCGCCAATCTCAAAAACTCACTTGCATCATCAGACGCACATTGCTCAACGCCGTCTATAATAAGTCTATGTGGTAGTGTCATTGTCAGTCTCTTTTCGTGTCGTTGTTATAATTATAATATAGTCACTTACCAGAAAAAGTAAACCCCTAAAAAGACTTTTTTTCAAATCAAATTAGGGGTGTGACAAAAATGTTACTGTTATGCAGCCAGATCGTCAGCGACGAACCAGACGCCATCATTGTAAGTTTTGCAGTACCAATCCCAAGCAGCGAAGATATCTTCACCATCGAGGTCGGTGAAAGCGTGGATCAGGAAGTATGCATCGGTGATGAGGTCACGACCACGAGCGGTCAGAAAATCACCGTTGTACTCATCATATGTGCCGGGCTTGCGGTAAAAGCCACCCTTATCCCGAAGACGTGCAATGGTATCACGCTTGCGGTTCAGCTTGTTTGCGAGCTTTTGTGCTTGAGCGTTCATGGTGTTTCTCCGTTAATCAGCTTATATATGTAATATAAACATTTTGACAAGAAAGTACATAGCTAAATGTAATTATTTTAAATCTTTTATGGAGGTGTTACATTTCAGTAACAGCTACTTCAATACGTATTCCAAGGCGTTTTCTGCCTCTGACTCCATGTCACGTTTCTCATAGAGGTTGGTATTGACTGCATCAAACTCACGGCAGAGTTCAGCGATTTCATCTGAAGTGATATTGTATCCTGCTTCAACTGCATTACCTGCGATGGCAATCATGATTGCATACATCATACGGAACCGGCCAGAACCATCAATGTGAGCCATAGCGGTAAACTCATTAGCCAAAGTCTTAGGCCAAAACTTACAGTCTTTGTATCCAGTCCATGTCACAACGTTATCGAGCTGGTTGCGTCGGTAGTTAATCACTTCTTTCTGTAAGGCTTTTGGTAGGGTATCAATAAACTTCTTTTTACGCGCGGCCTCAGTATAAGGAAAACGATTCATCAAATCAAATGGATTAATGTGGTTGCCTTCATTCTTAAAGATGAAGCTATATGCATCAGGGTATTTGGCTGGTACGTAGTACATACGAGACAGGTCTTTGGTCTGTGCATCAACTACATCTAGAACGAGTGCATTAATTGCATGCCAAAAGGCTTTGATTTTATCTGTACCAATAATGCCTGTTAAAGGAAAAACCACCCTAAACTTTGGGTGGTATTCTTTAGACGACGCAGTAGAGTAACAGATATAGTAATACGGTTTAAGATGCTCTAAGACGTCATCGATAGTACCACTATACTCATCAATATCAACACAACACCAACTACCCCAGCCCAGAACATTGTCGTTAGCACGAGTCGTACCGGATCGGTAAATAGCAGGGCTAATAAGAGGAGAAGAATTACTTCCACCTTTATATCCTTCTTGTGTAGCAAGAGTGAAGAGAAGCCTTTCAAACTTCTCCCACGTATCGAAGTCCATCCGTTTGGATGTACTATTGTCATAGATATTTTTAAATAGGGTAAGTGAGTACATTATTCCATCACCGGCCAACCGGCTGCATTAAACGTGCGGTTATCAACCATAGTACGAACACCGGTCTCTTTATCTGTCTTCTTGACAATCTTTTGACCCTGAAGTGACCAGTGCCCATCAGGTTCAACGACCTTCATCATACCGTTAAGACCACCATACAACCGGCTGGTATAGCGCTTAACCGATGGGTTGAAGTTAGACTGTACGATAGTACGAGTCTTTTCTTCGGACATGATTGCGTAGTGACCATCAATAGGACCTTGCAGCAGCGGGCCATCAGATTTCATATTACTGACTTTATCGCGCTTAGGGCTGTAGGCACCATGATCTTCGATCTTAATACCTTTTTCACGCATACGCTGTACGGCATACTCATATCCGCCCTTAGACGCATATCCCTTATCTACCTTGTTACCATCAGTATCGATAAACTCAACATAGAACTTGGGTGGCTTATCAAGCTTTGGTGCTTTAGATTTTTTTGTAGCCATAGCTTTCTTGATAGTAGTTTTGCTTGGAACTTTACGACGAGCCATGATATTCTCCTGTTAATAACTTTATTATACTACACCATTTAAATGGGTTTGTACACAACTATTAGTTAAGGTTTAAATTTAACTAAAGAAGTCCTCAAGGGTAACACGATGTTCGGGCGTCCAACCGACGGCATCTAGGATAATTTTGAGTGGCTCAACAAATGTCTTTTCAAACTGTTTCTCATAGTCAACGTATTTATGCAAATGGAATTCTTTGGGCAGCGCCATTGGATATGAGATAACATTTTGCCGAATAGGATTAGGCATCTTCAGGTAAGTGAACTTAATCTTTTCACCGTTCTTAATTGTCTCATATTGCTTCTGCAATCCCGAGGACTCCAGGAGATTATTATACATGATAGACCCGCGTACGTGAATGGGCGTGCCTTTCTTAAAGATTGTATCACGATCTTTCCATGCAGAAATCTTACTGACACCACGAGGGAATGAAACATTCTCAGGCGGCATGCTGAAAAACTTTTGTTTAAAGTTAGCAATATACTCTTGAGCGTCAGCCTCAGTACCAGCCATGATGATCTTGAATGCTTCTTTAAATGCATCGCGCACAACCATAGGAGTAGAAGACTTAATTGCCTCAATGCCCATAATTTTCATCTTAGGTTCAGCGTACCGAATGCCTTCATTATCCAGTACATTCAGGATATACCGCTTCTTGGCAGTCCATACACCACGATCAGCAATGACTTCACGATCCATGTCCATACGGTTATCTTTACAGTTCATGTACTCGTGCAGCTCGGCATATGCCTTGGACAAAGCCGGCTTGAACATATCTTCACCAGCCTTAGACAAAAAGTTAATTGGGTTTTTAGGCTGGAACTTGTCAACCAGGTCTTTCATGTTCACATACAATGAGTCCGTATCCATGGCGATCACATAGTCCTTATCAGTTTCTAGGACTTTATTCATGGTCTCATTCATAGAACGTTCTGCCCATTTAATACAGAGCTGTCCATTGTAAGTAATGGCTTCGGCAATCCGTTGGTCAAAGTAATTAAACCAACGGTTTCCCATTGCGCCATACAAAGAGTTAAGCAGAATCTTAATAGCCATTTGCTGGTTTTCTAAATGCTCAATCTCTTTTTGAATCTCATATGAATCAGATTCTTGCTGGCGCTGCTTAGCTTCAATCATCTGTGACTTGATTACTTTACGTTCAGCATAGTAGTCTTTGACGATAGTTGGTAGAAATCCGACCTTATCATTATTGAAGATAACACCGTTAGCAGAGATACTCTGGTTGCCGCGTGAGCCCACGCTGAGCCTATTCAAACATTTTTCTACAGATACATCTGAGTTAAAGGAATTAGCAATGGTTTCGGGTGACATATTCCACTGAATAATGATATTAGGGTACAGAGAAGCCAAGTCAAAGGACACAACCCAGTCATACATTCCAGGCTTAGGTTCTTTAACATATGCACCAGGATATGGAGTCTTTGTCTTATCCGTTTTGAGTGGCGGAACAATCTTCTTATCAATAAGGTCACGGTAGATGATTGATTCCCAGATGCCTACAGTGCCAAAGGTATCAGAGAAGTTACAGCCTGCTCGATATGCCATAGTCATGGCCAGAGTAATCAGACCTAACTTGTCTTCTAGTTTATCGACTAGTTCCACATCTTTAATATTGTAGTCAATAAACTTCTGAAAGTCATGCTTGTACAGAAGGTGCAGCGCGCCGTACTCATCGTAGGATAGCTTCTTTTCACCTAAGACCACGTGAGCAATATGATCAAGCTTGTAGGATTCCTGTGCACCGTAGGTGTAACCAAACTTCTGAAACAGGTCAAAGTAATCCATTTGTTGGATACCTGTTAGCTCGTACGCAATCTGTTCACGGTTGTTCTTCATTACCTTACGCTCACGGATATGATTCCATGGTGACATAGTCTTGGCACGGTCTTCACCTAGAACCTTAGTAATACGGTTAACCATGTAAGGAATATCAAATAGGTTTGTATTCCAGCCTGTTACAACGTCAGGGCAGGTAGAAGGATTAGACCAATGAGCGAGAAACGAGAGTAAGAGTTCATGCTCGTTTTCGCATTTGTGGTAGACAACATTGTTTTTCTCTGGTTCGTAATCGCCCAAACCCCAAACATAATACAGCTCATCAATATTGTTTTTAATAGTGATTGCAGTGACAGGATAATCGGCAGCATCTGGCTCAGGGAATCCATCGTCGGAAGCCACCTCAATGTCGATTGTGGTCGTGTTGATAGTTTGGCGGTCAAATTTAATTGCGCCAGGATAAATATCATGAACATACTGAGTAACATGATTTGTATTCCCCACCACCTCAAAATGATCCACGCCTTTATATCGTTCCAGGAACTCGCGCGATTCTCGGGAGGAGTTGAATTTGATAGGTGCGACTGGTTTGCCATCTAGTGATTTCCAATCTGTTGGTTCTTTAGTAGGTACGAAGTACGTCGGCTTGAACTTAACACGTTCTTGAATACGACGGCCGTTCCTAAATCCACGGACTAGGATAGCGTTTCCCAGCCGGTTGACTGATGTATAAAAATTCATTACATGCCCTTTCTGAATCAGAGAGCCATTATATACTATTTTTGGGTGATTGTAAACAGAAAAAGGGGCGCCTGTTAAGACGCCCCCTTTTGTAATTACTGATATTGGCGTGCATCTAACCAATGACGACCATTGATTTGATGCGGGGCTTGACCATACATGATCCGTTTTTGACGGCCTTCAAGGTCTACAAGGTCAATTGAGTCAGAAAGGTATCTTTCTTCATCTGACATTCTAGCTCTCTTGATTGCATTGCTAAATGATTTAGTGAGTGATTTTAAAAACAGTTGCATCAAAACCATCCTTTCTAACCATATAAGCAATTTCAGACTGATTGTAGTGTGTACGATATTCAGTCTTAATGTAACCTGCCACACCGTGACAAGCAGCGTCAAGTCGGGATTCGTATAGGGCTTTACCCATTTTCCGTAAGAAGTTCAGCATTTGTTGTTACCTCGTTTTGATTATTGATTTTAATCTTTCGAGGCTTCTTCTCATCAGGCAGCACGACTTCTAAATGAATTCCTAGAATGCCGTTCTCCAGAGAAGCTCCTGTAACTTGTGTATATTCAGACAGTCTAAAAGACCGATGGAACTTACGGGTGGAAATACCTTTATGTACAAACTCTAGACCACGAGGAGTGTGATCACCGTCAACAGAAAGTACACCATCTTTTAATTCTACCGAAAGCTCTTCTTCCTTGAACCCCGCAGTTGCGATTTCGATACGATACTTCATACCTTCATCTTTAATAATATTATGCGGAGGATAGTGGTCAGTTGCATGCTTGGTCATTTCTTCAAGTTCGTTGAAGATATGGTCAAAACCTACAAATGCGGCACGAGGAAAGCGAGCGAATTTTTGATTATTTGTCATCTGAATTCTCCTAATTAAAGCAAGAAATATGGACCCGTTATTGGCATCCACTATTATTTATAGGTATTACCTTTGCACTAAGTGAAAAGATCACTTACAATACGTTAGTATAATACCCGATTACTAACGCCCAATGTTGTATTTAGGCAATAGCTCCCATTCATCTTTTTCTTTGAATGGAAGAACTTTAATCTGACGTAGAGGAGCAACATCCGTTACAGCTTCTGAGTTAACGATCGATAACAATCCCCAGTCAGATAATAGAGTTGTGATAGTATTACGTCTCTGGATATCAGTCTGTTCCAGTGTAGACTTATTACCATCAAGTAAAAATAGTTCTTTAAAATGTGTAATGAAGTATCGGCCTTGCTTATGCAAAATATGACAAGACTGATAAAGCTTCTTGTCTTTACGTGATGCAATGCCGATACGAGTAAGTGTCTCTTTAACCTTCAGGAAGTCGTCTGGCTCATTAAGAGTAATTTCCAGCATGTCCTGAGGCGACCATTCAACTGGCGCGTTTTCCTTTTCTTCCACCATGATCCACCTTCTGTTTAATTATGTTTATTTGTTCAGCAGAAAGTAGTGAAAGAGCAGAACGAGTTTTTTCATTATTATACCCATAGTATTCTTTCACCGCTTCAAAATCACCATCGTGCTTCATTTTATTCCATTTAGAAAAGCGCTTAGGATTCTTTCGTATAGTATTTATAAAAAAGTCATTTTGAAGCTTATTATCTAAATGGTGGTTGATATTCATTTCGTTGGCGAGAAGAACTGTGTCGGGAAAATAAGAAAAACTATGGTTAATCATATATGGAATATATGACTTTTCATCTAAATCATCTCTAATGATATTTTGCTTATTATTGATCGCTTTGACAAATTCGAATGGATTCATTTAACATCATCCAAGTGACCGATGTACTGCTCAAGAATACTTTGTGTGTATTCCTCAGTATTAATGTTGGGATTAATATGCGTCTTACCGTAGTAGAGCTGCGGTACTGTTCGATGGCCTTCATCCATCACAATAAAAGCTCGAGCGCCAGTATCGGCTTTAATATTTTTTACGTTGTACGTATAACCCCATTGATCGAGCTTAGTCTTCATCATATCGCAATACATACAATCAGGTTGTGTGTATAATGTTAGTTCGCGTTTCATTTCCATTCTACCTCCGCCATTAGTTCTGTTAAACAAGCAACAACATTTAATTCATGATCAGCCACAAAAGCATTCTTGTACTGGTAATCAGCGAGGATTAGAACAGCACGAGGAATACTATTTGGTTGAATAGTCTCATTCATAGTATCATAAATCTTCCGAAAAATACCGGAAGTGTCTGTATCTATATTATTGCTTACCCATGACCTCATTTTTTTAAAGTTTTTGGCCTTAAGATATCCAATGAGATCATTAACAGAATTATTGGAAAGCAGACTAAGAATCCCAGTATCGATAGTACCGCTAAGAGAGTAACGCTGACACTCATTAATAACACGCCGCCAATCAGGCGCAAAGCGGATAATAAGTTCAGCAAGAATTTTCTTATCATATGTAATATTCTCTTGATTAAGAATCCAGGTCAATCGTTTCATAAACTGACCAGATAGTTCAGCCAAAGACTTTTTATTAGTGTTAAACTCATACACACCACATCGTGAATGCAGTGGCTCAATAATACGATTCTTAAAGTTGCAGGTAAGAATAAACCGGCAGTTGCTAGAAAACTCTTCGATGAATCCACGAAGAGCTGGTTGAAATGATTGTGCATTCAGGTAGTCAGCCTCATCAAGGATAACTACCTTGTATCCACCTTGCAGTGATACGGAAGATGCAAACTGTTTAATCTTATTGCGAAGGGTATCGATGTTACCTTCCTCAGAACCATTGATCAAGATATAGTCTAGATCAAGTTGGTTGCACAATGCTTTGGCTACAGTGGTCTTACCCAGACCAGCAGTACCTGTAAAGAGCATATTAGGAAGTTCTCCCGAAGCCAGGGTCTGCTTGAATGTATCGAGCAGGGACTTCGGGAGAATACAATCATCGATTTTCTGTGGACGGTATTTTTCTACCCAGAGAAAATCATCATTCATTATATAGTGCCTTACTGTTAGAGTAAAAAGATTATATCACAGTTAGGGGTCAATGTAAACAGGTTATTCCTTAATGGCTTTCAAACCTGTAACGTAAGTATATGAGCATCCTTGAAGAAAGTATGACATATAGTCAAGAAGCTCGTTGAGCTCATCGGCTTTAAAAGTGTGATAAACACGACTTTCTACTTCACCTTCAAGATCGTATGTAATACGCTCCAAGGTATATTCGTCAGTCCATTTTTCCATGCTATTCTTCATCCTCATCGTCATCGTCAAGTTCTTCTTGACGCTCTTCAATCTGTTGGATCATTTGAATAGACTGATCACGGAGCTGACCTACTGTAGATAGTTCTTCACCTTTAAATGCACCACGCTGCACAATGGCATCAATAATAGCTACGGTAGAGCGACCGACCTTTGCGCCGAGGTCATAAAAGTCTTTATCATTCATTTTAAAATATTTCCTTTTAGTTTACTTTTTCTCTAGAGCGATCCAATATTGGACGTTACGGTCAGTATTCTTGAAGTGACTAACCAATTTACTTGAAACCTGTACCTCATAGTCACCGGGCATAAGTTTCAAATTATCGATACCGATGGTAAATCCGTCACTAAGATCACCAAAAACTTCACCCTCAACGCGGATAGTAAAGTTATTAGCTGTAGCATTTTTAGTATCGGTAATGATTAGTTTAACGGACTCATTATCTGCAGCAATCTTGATCTGTTTGTGACCAAGTGCAGAAGCAGCACGTTTAAGTTTATTATGTATATCCTGTGTTAGAATGAACCGTACCTCTGGATCAGGCATGGTGACTTCTTTACTAGGAGGCTGAGTCAGCATATCAATATCGGAGTAGTAGTACTTAATACTAGAACCGTTACCTGCTAGAGACAGAGAATCCTGATTGAACTGAATCTCAGCATCATCTACTAGACTCATGACGCGCACAAGTTCAGTTGCATCATAGATGCCAAAGTCCATTGGAATAGGTTCATCCAGCTCAATCTTAGCCATAACGTTCTTGGCTTCGGATACGATACTCAATGAGGTACCCTGTCTGAACACAATATTCTGGTTAATCGACCCGAAGTTCTGTAGCACCTCGAGCATGTCATTCGCTTGCATTATCAATTCCTTCTTCTAAATCATGCGTGTGCATAGCCATGATCGCATAGTGGGCGATCTTCATCAGATCATCGCGGTTGCGTCCACCTTTCTTTCCATATCGCTGAGCGTACTTCATTACGTTACCAAGACAAAAGCCCATGCCATGTCCTGCATCTACGATAAACTCAGTTGCCTGAAATCTTTGTTTGGAATAGTGTGAACCATATGTCTTATCAATATAGGTTTGTAACTGGTCCATAATTTTATCTTCACTGTATTTGTACATAATAAAGTCCGTAGTTAATCAATTAGAGTATCATACCATATTTTATCGTGTTTGTACACACTAAAAATCAATCATACTCCATTTTACGTCGGCTTCATCAAACATCTGTACCGAACGCTGCCATGATTCTTTCCAGACTTCCGGAATATCCATACGAGGTACAACGACTTTTTTAATGCCAACCTGAATAATGCCCTTCGCACAGTCAGAACAGACAGGCAAACCGTAGACATATAGAGTTGCGCCGTTTAACGAAACACCGTTATATGTAGCATTATATATCACATTCATCTCGGCATGTACAACATATTTGTACTTGGTTTGACGATTATCATATCTTATTTTACTATCTTCTATACCACGAGGGAAACCGTTGTATCCCTGTGATAAGACTTGGCCTTTGTCTCCGATAGCAACTGCACCGATTTTACTGGATGGATCTTTCGACCAGGTTGAGACTTCCTTGGCCAAAGACATATAGCGGGCATCCCACTTCATAGCATGAATTCCTCTAGAGGTGATTTTTCTGGTGGATGTCCTTGACGCTGATCCCAGCCTGAAACCCATCCGGAGTTATTAGTTATATCACTTGATACATGATTAAATGTGTCATCGCTTCTTGGAACGTAGTTCTGACCAAACCGCACAAAGTCACAGAGAACATCCTCGTTATCTCTGGGCGCCCCGCCCATTCGCTCACACAGAATATCCATGAAAGCATCGGTAGTATATCCAGACGAAAGCTTCTGCATACAACGTACTGCATTGTTACCAAAGTAGCCATGTGACATATCGTCTACCAAGTCTTTATGGTAATCGCCTAGATCATAGGAAAAAGCAGCATAAACAAAATTAAATCGTTTGTGACCTTGATCTAGATTATACTCATTCATATAATCCACAACTTGCTTGTGTGTCTTTTTCTGTCCTACATGTAACCAATCAATCAACTTATCCAAAAGCCCAGGTAGTTCCTCGGTAATGTAATCAACTACGCTAACTCCTTTACGTGGAGCTGGCGGTTGGTTACCGATAGACGTAAAAGTAGGAATCTTATTGGCTTTACGCTCCTTGATGTTTTCAATCATCTGGTCCATAGATTCCATCACGCCCCATTCATGTACGCAGTTATTACGGTATCCATGGTCTCTGGTAAATGATGCACCTGAACCTGTTGCTCTGTGTGCCATATAGGCAAAGAACCAAGTCTTAAGGTCCCATTGATCAGTCACATAATTATCACAAAGGTCCCAATGCTTTTGGCCTAACGCAGAATTTTTAATCTGGTGATGCCGTTTAGGAGTCTTAGTACGGAACTTTAGGTCTTGTACTACATTAGAAAACCCTGCGGCATTTCTTGTATAACAATCGTAGATATCAATCTGCTGCATTAGTGGATCGTTGACTTCTCTATCTGCGTCAGGACCTTCGTATGGAAGTTTTCCCCAGTTACAATTGAGTTGTAGCCATTTAGCACGAGGATAATAATAATTAACTAGTATATCAATTGCTTCTTCGTTTAGCCATTTCATTCACCCCACTCCCTAAAGGAATGAGTCTCTTTTATAATGTCTAAATTCTGTAGTACAGGTTCTTTTCCTACATTCCAGAATAGAATATCTTTATCAGAATTCTTTGGGATATATTTCCATACCTTTCCATCGTAAGTGTCGATCACGGGGAAATCTGGTAGGTTCTGGGACTGTTCTGCCTTAGTAAAGGCCAATGGTTCTGAGACGGCTTCTGCCTTACCTAGCTCACCGTCTTTCATGTTTCGTGCCACACAAACAGATACAAACTCCGTATTCGGCCAGGCGATTTGTAGGGCACGAGTCAGGACACCAGTAGATGTTGCACAATAAACTTGATCAGGTGGATCGATCTTCATAGCGGTCTTGACAATACCAGCAGTGACCATTTCATGTTTAAGGCCCAACGGGATAAAAAATGTATTAGGTCTTTCGTCTGCCCATTCTTTAGCAATCTTATTCAAGTTTGGCATTGCAGCAATACGGTGAAAAGAAGTTTCAGCACCACGTTCAATACAACAAGCCTGATGAAGGGAAATTTGTTTAGATGAAGGCATGAATAGTTTTACCTTCTTATTGTGGCGTTTAGCCACATCTAGAATAGAAACACCTGCCAGTCCCGTACGTGGCTGCACGTACACCAGTGTATCCACGTGCTCAGGCAGGGAAGAGATTAAACAATCGCCACCCCTAACCTTTGAGCCTACCAGATAATCATCACGTACTACACGAATACCTTCATGCTCTTTGATCACAGGAGGACCATATGGGTCTTCCCAGTCTTTTGCCATATCCAGATAATATTCTTGGCATTCTTGTGGACTAGACCAAGGGAAAGGTCGAATGTCTTTGTTAACACCATCAATTACATGATTGTCATGCGACATAATATATTCCTAGAATAAAGTTGCTGTTGTCACCCCAAAATCTTCACGGCGATAATAGGGAGGAGCAATGTGAAAGCTAGAACCAAATTCCATATACGTTTCAGCATATGCTTTAGGGTCCATAGTGTACCAATCATCTGGTGGTGCAATCACATTAACCTTATGCTTATTTAGCTCACTAATAAACTTGTTTGTAATAATCCTACGTTCTTGCATAGAACCGTGAAATGGAGAACCTTTATAGAATCCAGTCTTAGGAATCTTACGTCCTTCCCATTCTACCGGAACAGGATAAGCATAAGATACATTACAGCCGTATTCTTTTTCTAGTTCAGAGCCTTGTTTAATATATGTTTCAATAACAGTAGAAAGGTTATCATTTAATCCGTTTTCTCTGAGAAAATGATGGCGGATGTCAATTGAGCCAAAACATAAAGTAATATTACCTTTAATAGGCATGCCACGAAACATATTGTTTAGGCCGAGCTTGAGTGCGCCATACAAGGTTTTGCCATCATTACGAAGTACTGCATCTGATTCTTGGCTAAAAGCAATTGTATGACTGTCACCCATAGTAATACCAGTGACCACACGATCTTCTTGTTTTAGAACCCGCACATTCTTTTCAAATGCTTCTAGCTTATCAAACCAATCATCAGTGAAGCCTTCATATGTAGTCTTAGCACCAATACGTTTTCGAAGTGATTCACTGATTTCAAAAGGCCAATCAAGACATAAGACTTTTTTGCACTGCATGATCAGATTCAACCGATTAAATAGCTCCTGATTAGCACCACCAAACAGGTTTAGAGAACCTGAGTAGTTTGCACCAAAGTCAATATAGACAATATCATGTTTCAGAATATTTGCTGAACACTTATAGTCGATATCTGCATACAAATGAGAAGCCCACACCTTAGACCATCCTAGGGTGTGGGACTTTTCATTAACAGGAATATTACTGATAGGATTAGTTATAACAGCCATTATTTTACCAAATCAAAGTGTCTTTCATATACATGCAAGTTCTGTACCTGCCAAGTGATCGTACCTATTTTAATATCTTCATCTTTCTTTCCTGGCATATGTTCACAAGACCTGTTATAATCATCGGTAAGCTCGGTGAGAACATTGTGCTGCCAGGCGTAATCATTCTTATATCCATATACTACATCATTGGAGCGCATTTGTACAACACAATTTAGCTTGCCATTACGAATATAATATGTCACAACATTTGTACAGATAAAATCATTTTTGTCATTTTCGTTATATTCATACCAAATAGATGGACGAGTATAGATCATTGATGCACGACGGCTATCCGGATAAACCACTAATTCATCTAAAGCCTGGCCATACTGATCATGGTACTTATCAGAGTAAATTAATTTACCGTAATTAGAATTTACCTCACCATATTCATTAGCTGCAATCTGCCATGCTTTAGGTGGTTTATCACCATATTCAATATCATTAATATTCGTGGACATCGCATTATACCAATCAATCTCAGCATTGACGTAGTCTTTGTTAACTGTACCGAAGATTGCTGGCTCATCTGCAACGAAAGAAGCCCCGATCAGCTCAATGGTTTTGCTGCCGGTACGATCGACTGTGAACTCCTCATTGGCTAAAGCCTGAATAAAGTGTTGGCGGATATCTGATACATTCATTTTGTAGTTAGCCTTTCAAAATCTTTTGTTACGCTCTGTGCCATAATCATATTGTAAGCACCTGCATCCTCTTTACGCCCATGTTCTTCAAACAGTTTTTTGTGTTCTTGTGCATGGTCATACGGAGTTAGATATACAAGATTATCGGCGACATCTGTCCCTCCCAAGAACTTAGGAATAATATGGTGCCGGTGAAAACCTTTCTTGGGAGGGAGTTCCATTAGTCTACTTTCTTGTTGAACATATCACGATCAAGGTCTTGGCCATCCATCTTGCCACGCATATACATTACAGCAAATGATGCGTAATTAATCAAGTCTTTGTAGGTATCCTCAAGAGACTCGAAGTTGGGATTAGAGGTATTACTCTCTAGAATGGACTGAGCACGGTACATCTTACCTTGCATAATGTCATGCAGGGAATCAATGCCACGACGGTAGTGCATAGCTTGAGTAACATTAGAGTTGGGGTTCTGATAGTCTTGACCTTTACGAATTTGCAGGTCAATACATTCTTTTAGAACATTAACGGATTCACGATCTGTCACAATAATCTCCTTATGCAAACATAGGTTCAGTATACACCGATTCTTCTGTATTGTACATAGAAGAATTTACATCAGGCTTAGCGATTTTTCCATCTTGTGCCCAAACATAATACATAAGCGGTTTTCCTTTTGTATTAAAGTTAGATTCTCGGCATCGCATTTCTACAGAATCTTTAGCTTCAATTTGCACAATATTAATAGTAACTGTATCACCAATTTCTAAAGGAGCGGTGCGCGGAACAGCAAATCTAAAGAAAAGATAGTTATCGAAATCTTGACGGCGTGTCCATTGTCCAATCGTAACACTTCCACCGTTAGATACAGATTTAATTTCTACACGATTATATCCAGGGATAATTGCGTCGTACGACATAGTGTTTGATGTTTGAGCATGACCATTTGTTGTCAGGTGCCACTCAAGTAGAAGGCAATCTGCATTCATTAAACACACAGACTCGGGTCTTCCGTTGGCTTTAAATTTATGCTTATACTCATTACGGTAATCAATAAACTCTTGAGTGATTACCAGGTCATGTATTAATTGCATTAGAATTTTCCCGTATTGCTTTCATGTGATGGACCTACCCAGCCATCTGGCTTAATCAGGTCTGGAAGACCTAATGGATTAGGGCGAGAATCTTTAACTCCAACTTCTTTAGACATATTTGCCTTAAGAACTTCATCCCACGCTTTGTGCGCATCGACACCAAAGGCATCAAGCGTACCAATAGCCACAACACATAGATCGATAAGGCCGTCGACAATTTCTTCTGGATCAGCTTCACCAGCAGCCTTACCTGTTTCATTTAGTTCTTCACTGAGGAAGTTAAGCCGGAAAGACAAATATGATGTTAGTTTAGTTGCACCCATCTTTTCAACAGATTCATGTACACCAAACTTAGCATGCATG